GCGACGTTGTACGGGTCTCTAGTAGTGTCCTGCATGGGCCAATCTTTAGTTGTGGTGGCCTTAATTAAAACCCAAGCAGGTCTGAACCCGCACCAAACAAAAGAGCCATCTGTCGAGCCGTTTCCGGTGTAGCTGCCAATTTTGCTAAAGCCTTCGACTTCTGCGAAACAATAGGCGATGTAATCTCTTGACGCATTATTAACATAATTTGAAGTAGATAAGGTAAATACAGATGACGTTGGGGCTGTACTTGCCCAGTTATCAAATGAGTTCTCTGCACCGGTAGTGTTTAGATACAAGCTGTAGCCGGGCGTTAAATCTATGTGATAAGTCGGCCAGTCGGTAGCAAGACCTGTTATAGTTTTGACTATAAGCATTTTTGGAGCAGCGTTGATACCATGCCCCACTGTCGCACCGCTGGTTCCGTTTCCTGAATATTTGACAATACTAAATCCTGCCGTCTGATCGGCAAGTACGGTGGAAGTGATTGTCCCATCAGTGTTGCTGCTGCCTGACCCAGAAGTATCGGTCATCCAGTTCCAGCCGACATAGGTTTGCCCAGAAGCGTTGACGTTGCTGCTGCTGCCTAGCTGGAAGCCGTCGAGCAGGAATGTCTGAAGACCGTTGGTGTCGGTTGTCGGGAGAGAATTTGTATTAGAACTTAGATACTCTTCCGGGCCGCGTACACGGTCGTAAATCTGGTGGTTGTACGTGGTGCTGCGCGACTTGATCCAACTGAACGCAGAGGTGTTGCCACCAGTGAGCGGGAGGTTGTCTGTGTTGAGTTGGTTAAATCCGGTTGGGGCGGTATAGCTAAAGGCTGACTGACCGAAGTTAATAGTTACATCAGAAGAATTTCGACTTCTAATATACGGCGTCATAGCCTGACCAGCCGGGCTAAAGCCGGTTGTTTCTCCTGTCCCGTTCGCGGGATCACCGCTGTTATACCACGTTCCGTTTTTACCGATCCAAAATTTATCGGCGTCCATATCAAATGCAATCATCACAATATCAGATGTTGTGTAACTGAACCCCGACAGCGACGTTGTGGTTCCGTTTACTGTTATAGAACCAGTCCTGTCGATGGTAATTTTTGGCGACGTGGCAAAACTCTGGGTCTGTATTCCGACGCAAGGGTTGCTTGTTGCACCATCAGCGGCATTTATCGTGTATTCGACATACCACTTACCACTAGTTACATACAGCGTAGAATTAACGTCTGTTGCAGTAGCTGTTGCATCGGCATTTAAGTTGCCGTCTTTCAACGTAACACCCGCCGCAGGGTTCATCTCATTGGGGTCAAGCGTGGCATAGTTTTTCGTGGGTGTATCGAGCATCTGATCGGTAGACGCCAAACCACTGCTGGTAAAATCATTGGCATTACCAGAGGTGTCGTCGCCTAGCGCAGCAGAGTCACCAAACTCTAGGAAGAACCCGTTGGTTCCATAGCCGCCTGAGTAAGCCTTCGGAATCCAGCGGTTTGTCGAGGAGTCATATTGGCCGAAATCAGAAGCAGCTAATGCCTGACCGTCAATGAAATGCACGTCGGCCATGTAGCCGTCATAATACAAAGCTGAGTAATCTAGTTTGCCTACATAATGAGCAATAGCAGAATTTATTTTACTCGCAGTGCTTTGAGCAAACGGGCCGGTAACATAAGTTCCTGCCTGTAAAGCCCCATTAACATAAATTTTTAATCTATCTGCTGCTGTAGCATTTGCTGAATCATATACTAAAACAATGTGATACCAAGCAGACGAATCTTTATAAACCTGAGTGGTTTGGAATTGGACATTGTATGAACCACCGTTTATTTGCGAAAACTGTAAACCATCACCTGCAAGAAATTGAAGATTACCAAAATTGTTACTTGAGCCGTCTCCCCCATTAAAGAGATAACTACTGCCCAAATTTCCACGCTTTACCCATGCACTCCACGTCCATTGAAGATTGTTTGTAGGCGTAGAAAGGGTTTTACTCAGATACGCCGAATCATTGTCGTTAAACCGAGCCGAGTTATCTATCGTGTACGTTTCCGTGATCGACTGGAAACTGGCGATGCGCTGACCGCCGCCGTTGCCCGTCCATGTATAGCTGTTGAAATTGTTGCTGCCGTCAGCGATTGCAGGTTCGGGCAAGTTGGCGGTGGACCAACCAGCCGAACCTGTTGGTAGATTGCCAAAAGTAGACTGACCAAAATTCAGCGTAATATTTTCAGTGCCGCCTGTGTTATTGCGGTGAGATGCCCCAAAATTCCACGTTCCTGTCAGCCCCGTTTTGAGTGCAGTACCGCTGTTTTGAATTGTACCGTTTTTGTAAAAATACAATGACCCAGCATTAAGACGCATACCGATAACGTCTCCCGCTGTAAAGCTATCGCCATACGCAGAAGTAGAGCCATCCGCCATTTTCTGACCGTCATTCCGATAACCGTAAGCATCCCCCGGATATGAAGAGTTAATGCTGGATACATAACCACTTGAAGCCCACACATTTGGAGAGACAATACCTAGTTCAACCCCTGCCCCTGTGTGGGTGTTATATGTTATTTCCATATAGCTATCGTCAGACGCATCGACGGCGATGGTGCTGCGGAAACCCGAATGGTTTGAGCCTGTAGCTAACGCAATAGTCAAATTGCCGTCGCTAAAAGTAGAAGCACAAGTAGATGTCCCAAGCTGCGATAGCGGATTAGCTGTGCTGTAGTTATCAGTCGGGCTATCGCTAACCTGATCGTCCGAGGTCAGCCCTGACGATGTGAAGTCATTGCCGTTGCCGGAGTAATCCGCGCCGAGATCGGCACTGTCCTCGCCTGTGATATAGAAGCCGTTGGTGCCGTAGGTGCCTTCGTAGGCTTTCGGAACCCACACGCCGTCGTCGTTGGTTTCACCGAAGTCAGTGGGGGCTAGGGCTTGGCCGTCGATCCAATGAAACTCTGAAATGTATCCGTCGAAATACTCTGAAACAGCATGTCCCGAAATCTGATACGTTGTTCCACTATTGTTGAAAATAGTATTGTAGTTCAGAGACGGATAACCAGATGCAGAAAACGAAGTTATTTGAACGCCGTTCTGATAAATTTTAACGCGTTCGGATGAAGTAGCCTGAGTTGTATCAACTGCGACAACCATATGATACCAAGACGAAGCATCCCTAAATAAAGCAGTTGTGCGAAGGTCGGCACCTAGATAAACGCGGAAAACATCCTCGACTCCGTTGTAGCCGAACATAATCCAATTGTTATTTCCGCTATCGTGAAAAATTCTTTGGTTGCTATTAGCTCCACCACCACCATAAAACGTGCCGCGCTTCACCCACGCGCTGAAAGTCCACTTCTGTCGATCACCAGTAGCACCAGAAGTGCGGCTCATATACGCCGAATCATTGTCGTTAAACCGGATCGACTGGTCGATGGTGTAACCGCCAGCAGAGACCTTAGTGTTGCCTTGGATCAGGGCCATCGACTTGTCCTATGCAAACGCCGCGCTGGTGGTGACGTAGGCGTTCGTTCCATCATCGTAGTAAGAGAGCCAATATGTGCCTGCGGTGCTGATCGTCGTGGCGAGGTTGGCATCGCCCTTGGTCGTCGCCGCAAGGCTGATCGCGTGACCGCCGGTGTTGACCAGCAGGATGTTGCCAGACTGCCCGGCGGTGTGGTTAGTGAAGGTCAGGGTGCCGGTGCCGGAAGGTGTGCAGGTAAAATTATTGCCCGCAGACTCATCGAAACTGAGGTCATTGTCCGTGGTCGGACCCGCATACGCAGCGCCCGTGATCTCGCTGCCAATAGAGATCTTGCCCGTGCCGTTACCAACAAGAGTAACATTACCGTTGGTCGTTGCCGCGGTAACCGTATTAGCTTTAATCGTGGACATTCCTTAATCCCCCGGCTTTGTCGGCCACGTCGGGTTGGACGGGTCGGGTGTATTGGCGGGCAAATCGCGCAGTGCTTGGCGATAGGCTGTCTGCTCGGCAGACATCGTGCGGTCAGAGACGGCCCACCAGTCGGTTTCGCCAAGAAGCCGGTCACGCTCGGCCCGTAGCGCAGTCATTGCTACACTGTCGGTTGCCGCTGACAGCGCCCCAGACACTGCGCTCCAAGTCGTTAGAGCAGCGCCGCCCTGCCACGTTACGTTGGCTGCAAATGAGGCTTCATCGTTGGTCTGGCCGGTGACACTGAAGCGCCAGACTTCGCCATCTGGCTGGAGGCCGAGGATGGCTTCAGTGATTGCTATGGCGTTGCTCACGGCGTCACCTCCATTACGATAAGACTACAAGTTCCCACGCCTTGTTCTTTGTTGTTGTAGTTGTAACCGCCGGAGTTCTGCACCAGCGTAGAGTTCGACAGGGATCCTCCGAAATGGTTGGCATAAGCCTGTAGCTTGTACGTTGTGGCGCTGGTTGTGGCGGGGCTGTCTAAGAACAACGCAGAAACGCCCGTTGGCTTTGAGTAATCGCCAGCCAAGGAAGCCGAAGAGTGCAGCTCGCCCTCGGTGCCGTTGCGTGTTGTGGCATCGCCTGACCCAATCTCAGTTGCCCCACGCACCAATTTGACGCCAAGGTATTGAATACTACTGTTAGTGCTGTTTCCGGTAAATAAGCCCATAACCAGTATCTTGTTTGATGCGCTGGTCGGCGTAATTGAAACGCTCAGAATGTCTACGGGGTTGTCCACGTTAGTGTTCGCATGGGTGGTGTAGGCATCGCTGTACGCCCCTTTGACTTGCACGACACCAGCGTCGGCAACAGATGCAAACGAGAGCGTGCCACTGCCGTTGGTCTGCAAGAACTGAGACGCGCTGCCGTCTGCATCTGGAAAGATCAAGTTGGCGTCACCGAGAGCAACTTTTCCGGTGCCGTTACCTTTTAGAGATAAGCTCGTATTCAGATCCGCAGCGGTAACCGCGTTAGCTTTAATTGTAGACATGATTTACGCCTCCGGCTTCGTCGGCCAAACGGGATCAGCCGGATCGCTAGTGGTTGCGGGTAGGTCGCGAAGCGCCTGACGATAAGCAAGCTGCTCGGCTGAAGCTGTACGATCCGGCAGTACCCACCAATCCGTCTCGGCCAGCAGGCGATCTCGCTCGGCGCGCAACTCGGCCCAAGCGCGGTCGGTTTCACCTGCCTGTCTAGCGTTTAAATCAGCAAGTTCATCGCCGGTTATTTCAACGGTGGTTACCAGACCCGTCCTCAAATTAACTTCTAGCTTATTCGCCATTACATCCTCACTCGTAGCTAATTTGGGCATAGCCCGTCATGTTGTAGCCGAAGGTTCCAAATAGCTTGATCTGTGTTAATTCTCCACTTAGCTCTTTTCTACCGGCACTAAAATCATGCCTGTTGCCCGTAATAATGGCCTGATAGGTCCACTTGTTGCCCTCGACGCGAGTATATTGAATCATACCCGCCATGCCCTGCGTCGTTGATCCAGAGGTTTTGTGCCGGAACCTGTCAGTCCCTGAATCATCTTGCTCCGCATAACTTGAGACTTGGTTGACATATCCAGAAGTCTCTATGCCACCGCTGTCGCCCAACTGAGTGCAAAGCGTGTCGCTGGTCGCAAAATCTATGTCCCAGACCGAAACTTCAACCCGCTCAGTTCCAGACGGGATGCCACTAAATGTAACACTAGCGACACTCTCTAAAGTAACAGGTGTACCGTAGGTGCGTAGGGCAAGACCTGTAAGAGACGAACCATCGCCGTCTGTGCGGAGCAGGTCGCCAGACCCGCTGCCCGCGTTGAGCGTAGCAGCCGTGCCAAGCGCAGTGCCGTTTAGTTTCGTGCCCGCCTCAAGGTTGACCTTGCCCGTACCATTGCCAGCCAGCGTTAGGTCGGTGTTGGATGTCTTTGCTGTAACAGCGTCTACGGATAGGCTGCTCATTGATCGCTCCTAGATGATCGAAAGGTTGCCATCAACGGTCAACGTCGTACCGCTAGCAACAGACAGCGGCCCCGTTGCAGAGGCGTTTTCGGTAGAGGTAATGGTAACGTCAGTGTTTAGCTCTTGCTCGTTAATACGGAAAATGTCGCCGGGTCCAGTACTCGCATCGCCCGTGGTGCCGTTGTCCCCTTTGAAAAGACCACCACCCGACGTAAAAGGGGAGCCGTTCTGGGTAAGATTTCCAGTGAAATCAATGTTTGTAAAGTTACCCTCCGCTGCGGTAGTCGCACCGATAGTGGAATTATCAAGGGTGCCGCCGTTGATGTCCGCGGTAGTCGCGGTCAGAGAACTAAAAGTGCCCGCCCCCGCGCTAGATCCACCAATGGTGGTCCCGTCAATGGTGCCGCCGTCAATGTTTACGGAGCTCATGGCCAAATTGGCACTGAAGTCAGAAACCGCGGCTCCCGCCCCCGCGCCGTCGGCGTAAATTAGTTTAGAGTCGCCATTGGCAACCGTGACGTTGCCACCGCTACCCTGTGAGAAAACAGCGTCTTGACCAGAGTTGTTGTATACAAAGTACACCTTCTCTTGGTCATTGGGATCGATGGTGATCGTGTTCGTTCCCGAAGGAGAACCGCCCAAAACCAGCACCTTATACATGCCATCAGACAAAGTGCCGTCGGTGGTCGTCAAGGTATGGCTTGTACCACTAAGCGAAATCGCGCCGACGCCGTTAATGGCGCGGTCCACAATGTCCATATTGACATTGACGGTATCACCCCATGTACCGGACTGGTCTCCGGTAGCGGGCTTTTCAATGCCCAAGTTAGAAGTATAGGATGAAGTCATCGCCTTGTCCTTATGCCGCTATTTGCACCCAATTAGGTGTTTGATTTGGTGTAATCGTCCCCCAATCGGGATTTTGGTCAGGAATTATGGTTCCCCACACCGTGACTTTACCAGAAGAACCCGTTGCGGACAAACCACTTACTGCGATGTTTGCCGATCCAGTTGCAATAACCGAACCAAGGCCCGTTGTTGCGGAAAGGCCCGTGACGGGTACATCAACGCTGATCTCAACCGTTACATCGCCTTCGGAGGCCGTGGCCTCGATCCCGGTGGGTAGTACGGTTATACCAAAGACGACTTGTACGGTTCCAACCGCACCCGTTGCTTCTAAGCCCGTAACAGAAACGCGCGTTTCCGGAATGACCGTTACAGAGCCTACGTTGCCGGTTGCGCTAAGTCCTGTGACCGGAGCCTGTGCATCGCTTACAACCGCAACAGAGTTCACGATCCCGGTTGCAGAAAGACCCGTAACCGCTACATTTGCGACACCCGTAACAGCAACAGAACCAACACTGCCCGTAGCAGAAAGGCCCGTAACAGGAGCGTTAGCTTCCCCTACTACGGTAATAGAGCCAACACTGCCCGTAGCAGAAAGGCCCGTCAGGACAACCGGAAGCGGCTCTCCCCACGCGCCCTCTGACCACGTACCGCGGCCCCAGCCTGTTATATTTGCCACGGGCCCAGTTCCTTAATTAAGCAATGCGAATGATCGCGTTACTCGCATCAGCCGTCGGGAACTGAATGGTGAAATCGCCCGCAGACGAGCTCTTGTCGCCGCCAAACGCCAGAACCACAACAGATGGATCGCCCGCTGCCGTATCGTTGTAGATCAGTGCCCCGTTAGCCGTGATGGTGGCCGCCGAGAAGGTCAGATCCGCAAAATCGGTCAGAGCGGTCGTACCGCTGGTGGTCGGGGTGACGTTGGTCAGAGTACCGCCGCCCGCGCTATACCCGGTGCCGCTGGCCTCGTTGGTCGCGGAATAAGCCGTGGTAGTCGCATCCAGCGTGGCCGAGCTCGTATACAGAGCCAGCTTGAAGGTGTTGCCCGTTGAGGTGGTGAAGTCATGCGTGCCCGTCATCAGTTCTTTCTTGAACGACGTGCACATTGCCTGCGTGATTGCCATTAGAGCCTCCTTATAGCTTCCGCAAGTTCAGGGTGCCCTGCGTCACACAGAGCGTTACAAATTGTAGTTCTATCACTCTTGATAGCTTCTCGCATATAGAAAGCTACCACTTTCTCCATGTGACGCTTAAAGGCGCGAGCTTGGTCGCGTAGAGCCGGGTGAGCCGTATCTGAAACAGAGATCAGCTTTTCAACACACCTCTCCGCCACCTCGTCCGGAGAAAAACCTCGATTTTCCGTGGTTTTCACCGTTACGATGGGTTCTTCCGGGACACTTACCTCGAACTTAAACATCAGACTTTATCCCGGACAATCAGACCTGTGCGATACGCATCGGTATCTTCGATGGCCTCGCCGTAGTTCTTCAACTGACCCAAGCTGTTAACGAACTGCTGGGCGTAGTTCTGGATCACGTCAGGCTCACCCTTCATAAAGGTATAAGCCTCCACGAGGCTACCATATAGCATCGTAACGGGAGCGTTTTGGCTCAACCACGTCGTTCCGGAGTCGCCCTGCGTCGTCAGGCTGGCCGGACGATACAAATAGTGGATCTCTACGGTGTAGTCCGCATCGGGGGTGGGGGCCAAGATAAAGTTATCTACGTCGAAATAGCCGTAGTACTTAGGCGTTCCCGTCGAAGCAGAATTGGGGTTGTAGGACTGCAAGAAGTTTACATCCTTGTACAGAAGGAACTCCTTGTTTGACCCGTTGACCACAGACATAGAGTACGGCGCAAGAAAGTCCGAAGGAGCGGCCAGATACTGGTTACCCGTTGTAGCGCTACCGGATACGTTCTTACGAAAAACCGTAAGCTGAACACCCTTGAGGATCCGCTCCTCGGTGTTCTGAATGAAGTTATCAAGGTTGTTGACGAAGGTCGTTTCGTCGTTTTCCGTGTAATCCTGAATAGCTTGTTTAAGCTCAGAGTAGGTATAGGTCATGTCGTCACCACAGTCACAAAGCCAACGCTAGAGACAAGGTGCGTATCTACACCTCGGTCGGGAAACCCACCCCCACCGACCGGCACATCCATAGGTTCTACACGATCAGGCCGAGCGTTCTTCAAAGCCTGCGGGTCCGTAACGGGTGGATACGGGTATAATTGCGGATGCTTGGGCTCGTACTCATCCTTGCCCACCAGCAGGCCATTCCACTCTTTTCGCATGTCCTGATAGCGATAGCGCTGACCAGAGCGATCCGAAATAGCGTAAGAGTTTTTTCCTGTGGCGAACTTAGGCATAACTGCTACCTAAGATACTGGTAAGCAGGTTCAATAGTGAACGAGGCCCGGTCCCGGTCTTCCTGAATGGCCCGCTCCATCTCTTCCTCGTATACGGCCTTCAAAAGCTGCACACGCTGCGGAGAGCGCTTAATAGCGATGTAGTAAGCCAGCCCGGCTGCAAGGCACGGGTAAAAACGGAAGGGCACGTCAAGCGTATTGGTAAACGTGTCCGCGTCATCCATACGCGTCAGGGCGTCATAGTAGAGAACGTCGGTGCTGTTCTCTGGGATCGGCCAAATCTTGAGATTAGGGTTGATCTGACGGTCCAAGAAAAACTGTGACGGGCGACCCTGAGTCGTCTTTGTCGGAATAGTCAGGTACTCTTCCCGGCTAAGACGGTCCAAGGAGTAGTCTGTGCCGTCGCGGCGGACAACAACGGACAAGATATCGATGACATCCGTCCCAATCGTGTATTCACCGTCGCCCTGAGTGAGGGCCTGAGAGCGCTGCGCGATGGTCCACTGGTTCAGTCCGCGGTTAGCCCACTCGGCCAGCATAAGGTTAAGCGAACGCTTTGCGGTCTTGAGATCGTACCCAGTACGAACTTCAAGGCCACAGCGCTCAAAGGCTTCTTCGATGTAGTCAGATACATCGAGTTCGAAGTCGGTGCTCCCCGAGACCGCCATCAGCTAGTTCACTTTCCTTTTTTGACCATGCCGCCGCCACGCATCTTCTTGACCATGCCGCCGCCACGCATCTTCTTGACCATACCACCACCGCGCATCTTCTTGACGTAGCCACCGTTGCCAAGCCGAACTGCGGGCTTACTTGGTTTCATAGCCATTTTAATCTCCTATCAAACGCCGATACAGACGTTCTCGTCGCGCATAAATATCCGAAGCATTTGTTTCTGCTTCATAACCGTCATAGTACCCTTTTTCTTTCAGCTTGTCTGCCGCTTCTTGGAGCTTTGAAAGCCTCTGGATAAAGGTAATGGCGTACTCTTCCTCTACCAAGGGATGGAAAGTACCACTATCAAGCTGTTCGTCTGGGTCGTCGGAAGGATGGAAACCCATAACCCACATATCTCGATCAATGAAAAAACCTTCCGAAATGGCGTCGTTCAGGTCATCCAAGTACTGATGATATGCGTCGGGGTCTTCCCGAAACACCGTTTCCACCAGCATCACAACGTCGTACCGATCCTCAAACTCCGAAAGCACCTTGTAAAGCGTCTGGTATCCAGACTCGTGCTTGAACAAGATAAGAACCTTGTCTTCTTCCCAACTCTTGCGGGCATAAGGACAAGGCGGCAGATTGTTGAAGATAGGAGAGGCTTTTTCAATCGCGTGCTCAGACCAAGCCCGGATTTCCGTGCAAATGTCCCGCTCAAGCCCGACCGTAAACTCCATCACGCATACCGTGTCTTCTTGCGGCGACCGCTCATCACGGCACCACAGCCCTTGTGGAAACGGCGATCCCCAACAGCACCGCCAGCCTCCATACGCTTTACGGTCGCAGCTTTCGTATTACGGACAAACTGCTTTCCTTTAGAGCCTTCACGCTTTTTCTTACTCGCAGTAGACTTGCGCTCACCTTTGCTGAGACTTTGCGCTTTGCTGCGAGGAAGGCATCGGTCAGGGTTTTTCTTATTTTTAGAAGTACCGCATTCACCCGCGATATTCCCCGAGCTATCAATCCGAACCCAGTCTTCATCAAGCCACTCCTGAAGTTTACCTTTAGCCACTTTTCTTCCTCCGCTTCTTGGAAGACTTGGCGTAGTTTGGATCTTTACAGTATTTCGAAGCCGCCAGATTAGCGTAGGCTGACGGGTATTTGTCAAAGGTGCGCTTTGCCCAAGCTTTACCCTCGGGACAAATTGTGCCGCCCTCTTTCTTGCGTACCACGCCGCCCTTACGCATCCTTACAGGCTTACAGGCACCGGCTCCAAGGTTAACGCGGCTCTTCATGCTAAAAACGCCATAACGGCACCCACGACTGCTATCAGCAAGGCCGCCAACTGTAGGGTGATACCGCCCAGAATCATCCAAACCTTCTTGTCCAGAGACGCTACGTCCTTTTCAATGTGAGCAAGATGATTTGTCTCTAAACGGTGAAGGATGGCTTCGATCACCGTGACTTTCTTGTCAATCTCTTGGAGGTCAGGCTCAGACATAGTGTCACCAAGCCTTACAGGACCAATAACGGGC